GCAGGGTCTACATACACACGAAATGGATTAATGTGAGTAAACATAACTTCGCCTCTTCCATAGTCTGCTTCAGGTTCTACATATCCATAGAAATAACCCATACCTGTTGTAGCATAATCATGTACAGCCTGTTTAAAATGATGAGCACCATCGGAAATATCATAGATATACTCTAATAAAGTTTTCCAAACTTGTGCTACTTGTACATCGGAATCTTCTCTAGCAGTAATACCAAACTTTACTGGTCTAGATGTCATTAATGATTTTAACTTATCTATTGCTGCATATATTCTATCAATAGTAAAGTCTGCTTGACCAATAGATTGTAAAGCATCTGATTCTTGTGTGGTATAGTGATTTCCTAGAGTAAAGTCTATGGCATCTCTAGCTTCTATATCCCAATCTTTTCTTGCATCTGCGTATCTACGAAATAGTTCTCTATTATCTTTTGCTTTTTGGTCTTCTTGTATTGCCATAACTATCCTATATACGGTTCAAAAAATTCTTTATAAAATTCTTTATTTCTTGCTAAACGTCTTCTATTACCTTTTGCATCTTTAAATGTTCTTTCATAATGTTTGTATCCAGGTCTAGTAGGGTCTTCCTCTACTGCACCTTTTACATCATTAAACATTAAACATTTAGAAGTAGTTGGAAATCCTCTTAGATTACCAACATTAAAACAATAGTCTGCTAAAGCATACTTTAATCTTTCGTCAACACTTTTCCAATCTACATTGTTAGCATTAACATAGTTTTTAGCTTTTATTAAAGACAGCTCAGCTTCATGTTTTAGCTTTACTTCCATTTCTTTTTCAGAAATGCCTTTTGCTTCTAACAATAACTGCTCTTTGTCAGTTCTTATCTTATATCCATAACCTATAGTTTTTAATCCACCTTCTGGTGAATCGTATGGATAGAATATACCTTTAACTTTGTTTTTATATCCTTCTACCTTTTTAAGGTAATCTATAAATTCAGTTAAAGTATAGTCAGATGCCATTTCCCTAAAGAATTTACTACCTGTTATCATGCGAAATCTCATATTTTTAATCCTGTCATCCAATTAATTTTAGTTCTTACAGTAGGAAGCATATCATCAACATTTTCGTACTCGTTACTTTTAATAGTTGTACTCCTAGGAGGTTTAGCAAAAAAGTCAGAATAATATAATGCATCTAAAAGGTCGTCGTTTCTTCCTTTAGGAAATTGAAACAATTCATCTATAAGTTCTGTATGGGTTCTTCTTACATGTAGTTTTTTACTATTTACAATACTACCAAGAGACATTTCAAGTCTATCTTCTTTCTTAATGCCGTGTGGAGGTCTAACTCCCATTTTAATACCTGGAAGTAATCTTTTTTCTTTTCGTACCATTCTTTCTACCATATCTCTTACCATTTCTTGAGCACCTACAGTTTCTACAGCACACCTACGTATAGGACCATATTTTTTAGCTATTTTAATAATTTGTTCTGGCATATCAAATGCTGGTATTTTATCGTGGTAATAATCAATAATATATCTATTTTTATTTGCATCTATACCCATTACCATAATTGCTTGATAGTCAGATGTACTAGTAGCTGTATGTGCTAAATCAACTCCAAGATATACATATATAGGTATCATTTCTTCGTTATTTTTTAAATAACAAAATTTTCCATCACTAAAAAAATCATATGTATGGTATTTAATTTTATCCATTTGGAATGTAGCCGACTCAGAATCTCGTGCATCATTCATATATTCTTGAGCAAATTTATCTATTTTACCAGCTTCTATAAACTCCTGTCTTTTTATTTTAAGTTTTTTTAATGAAAACTGTTCTTCCCATGTTGCTTTTCCATCCTCTATAGCTTTAATAAATGTAACATCCCAAGAGTATTCTTTTTTATTTTTAACAGACTCTTCCCATCCATCATAAATGTTTTGTAGGAAAGCATCGTAATGTACGATTGTACCTGATAACCATATCCAACCTTCTTTTCCAGGACTTTCTTCTAAAGCTGGATATACAGTAGATACAATCCATTGTTTAATTTCATCTCTACGTATTGCTGTTTTAGTATTTAATTCTGATTCAAAGTCGTCAAGAATAATACCTGTGTATCTTACATCTACTTCAGAACGACCACGTAATCTCTGTGAAGTACCTTTAGCAATAATACGATGTCCTTTATTTGTAACTAAGTCTTTTTCTGTCCATCTTTTACCTGTATCTCCACCACACATGTTACCAAAGTAATATCTAATAGCATCATTGTTTTCTAAATGAGAACGAATATATTTTAAATGGTCAATAGACTGACCTTGCTCTTCAGCTACCCAAGCCATAAACTGTGGTTGGTCTTTAGAAGCATAACAAAGTTTATGCATAATTGCTGCTTTCATTAATACTGATTTTCCAAAACCTCTTGGAAGCACATTACAAATACGTGCTCCAGGTTTTGTACTAATCAATTTTTTACCCAAATCATGGTGAAAAGGAGGTGATTCGGACTTATGTAAAAAATCATTTGGTAAAAATAATTTACCAAACAGTATTAGGTCTTTAGAAGCTTTATGAAGTAAAAGCTCTTTTTCTGTTATTTTAAGCTTCTCCATATTCCATAATAAAGCTTTTATTTATTCCTACTAAGTTCATGTTTTTATCGTAAACACATAAACATCCAGAACAAACATAATTTTCAAAAGGTACTTCATACATCTCGTTTAGTATATAATCAAACATAGGTAAGTGAGCTGTCGTTTTTTTAATCTCTTTCTGGCATATCATGCACTTGTCGTGTTTGCGTTGCAATTTCTTTGACACCTTTACCCTCCAATAAACTTAATTGTTTCTCACTAAAACCTTTAAACAGTGTAAGTGATTCTGTTTTCTGTTCTTTTTTACCTAACATACCAGCTATTTCCATTAGCATCTTCAGCGACGATATTTTATCTCCATCTCTTGCTTCTTCGTTATCTACTATTTCTTTTGTCTTTAATAGTAAATATTTAGGAGTAATCTCTGTTTCTTCTAAAATTTTTTGTATTTCTGTATCAATCAACTTTTTTATCCTTTCAGTCTTTAATAATAAACTGCTTCTTTTTTTTATATAGTCTTCTGAACCTGCTTTTGGAAAAGCTTGTTTAAAAGATTCTACTATGCCATCTCCTTTAGCTACATATCTAGCAAACAAATATTCTTGTTTAGTAGGTTTTACCCTATCATGAACTTGTTGTTCTGCGTGCTTTCCACTAAAGTTATATATGTTATTACGTAAATCTCCCTCAATTTTCTGAGAAGGAACACAATGAAACATTCCGATAGCTGTTCTTATGTATGGATGCTTTTGTAATAAGCCCTTGTCAAGAATCTGACAAACCTGCTCATCATCCGTCAATACCCAAGAATACAAGGGAGCACTTCTCCAGTCATCATACACTTTTTCATTTGGCATAACCTGCCTGAGTTCATCGATGGTATCATATACTACGTGCTCCTTCTCTTTAATTATTCTTTTTTTCATTTGCGATGTACAATATACTGTGGGTCATCTTTACCTAGCTTTACTTCTACCCAACCTTTAGTTTGTGGTTCAAACATAGCATAACGTGCATACTCTGCATATCCTATAAACGAACCACCTCTTACAAACCATTGTCTTTTTACTTCTTCATCATCTTTTAATATTTCAAAAGAATCTATTGGCTTTGCGTAAAGTTGGTGATTATGACCTAAATAGTACATATCAGCATCAGGAAAAATGTTTCTTAGTCTAATAAGCTCCATATCTCCATTTTTTGCTCCACTCTTCCCATGTCCACTTGCAAAAGTAAATGTACCGTTTTTATAATTAACTACGGTATATCCTGGAAAAGGAAAGTATGGTATTTCTAAATCATCGCACATAACTCGAACAATATCTATTCCTGCTAATCTAACAGACCTTAATGTATCATGATTACCACCCCTGACAAATAAACATTTATCTTTAATAGGTCTAATCATATTAACAAACTGTTCGTACTGTTCATTATTATCAAATGCTTGGTCACCTTCTGGTATATGGTAGTTAGGTGGAATAAATTCCAACATATCTCCATTTCCAAACCAAACAGCATTAGGGTCTTTCTTAATTTTATCTATAGCCTTTAAAAATAACATTCTGTCAAATACTTTACTACCAACGTGAACGTCAGTAAGACAATGTATATTGACTTTTTTCTTTTTCAATGTTATTTCTAGTACTTTACCTGGATGTATCATAACTGTCTTCCATATCTTCTAATAAATCTAACCTATCATTATTGTATAAATGATAACTAGTAAGAATTATACTATAATTTATTAAATCTAATAGGGTGTCTTCAAGTTTTTCATCTTTTATTGCAACTTTACCATTTCTCTTCTGTAAATTAGCTATTCTAGCTAGTTTATCCGATATTCTTACTAAAATACCTGTAGGCGTATCGCAAATCTTAAGAGATTCTACCATTTCAAAGTTAGAGAACGGTTCATCTTGTTGAGCATAGTCTATATTCTTGTTATCGCATAAAGACTTAGCCTTTTTAACGATAGCATCGTAGTTAGGAATCATATTTTCCTCCTGATTTTTCCCATAAGTAATTACCAAAGCCTAATTGGTATAGACTATTAGCAATAACCTGGACTTGTGTTTCTGACATTTCTAAACTAGTGCCATAAGTAATAGCATGTAGTACTTCGTGGCACAATACTTCTAATATCTTACTATCTTCCATATCTGTTTCTATAATAATACTACACTGTCTCATGCTTACAGCTCCTAGTATCTCACAATCATCTGACCCATACTCAGCCTTGCGACCTTCAATGAACCTTATATCATATATATGACCGTTAACAGGTAATTTAAGTAGTTTCTTCGGAATTGTTAGTTTTTTCATCGGCTTCCTTATCAAATTGGTCTTGTAAATATTTATTAAATTTTGTTGTATCTTTTTTCATTTCTATATATTTATTAATAACAGACTCAAGTATTCCTATTTGTTGGTTTAACTCAATAATCATTCTCTTATTGAGGGCAATGTTATAGACTAAATCTTTTTTGGTAGGTTTTTTCTTAGGTTTTATCATACCATAGCTTAAACAACTTATTTCCGAAAAGTCAAGAAAAAAAAATAAAATATATTTTAGGTCTTTATTCATATATTACTTGACAAACGGCTTTTTTTATATTAACTTTAAGTTATAACTAACGACTAACCAACTAGCTAGACTAGCTAGTTAGTTAGTATAGTTAGCCGATTCCCTATCTTAAGCAATATCTTGACTTACGACACAACCCAAAACTCTAAAAATTTTATAAGTATGTGCGTGGTTCTTTTTTTTTGTTGACCCCCCCCCTCATAACTTAGATTGGTATTTAGGAATCTAGTTGAAAATCCTACTAAGTGTTGATATTGCTAGACTTACAGACCAGACCGACCAGTCGGTTTGTTTAGTGCTCAGTAGTCCAATTCCGAGCACTTTTTTGCCTCCGTTTTGCGTACATTTATCATTTGAGCACGAGGAACAGAGCACCCTATCCCTAGCAATAAGTAGACTTAGCAGAAACCCCTTGCCTCTCTCCCCTCGTATATATAGTTTGTTAGATGAAAATGAACAGATATGACGAGACAGCCACCGAGACAAAAAGTTTCGGAGAAAGCTCGGAGTATCGACTAAAAAACAACATGATTTGTGACGATAGAGCACATTTCATAAAACGCCTGACGATGTCAGGAGAGGAAATAAAAATGAAAACACAAGTAGTTAGAGAGCAGACCATCAGACTTATCGACGAGACTTCGTTCGATTCGTATAATCTTCACAGAGAGGACTTCTCGGAAGAGGCACGAGTTTTAGCCTCATTTATTGTCGAGAATGCACAGGGAGTAGCTCAGGCACTGGTTGGATTGACCGACAGAGCCCAACACGGAGCACTTCAGGATATCCTGAAAGCAATGCCGTCGGTATTGGTAACGGACATCTTCGATGCCGAGGAGAAATGCGAGATAAACGACATCTATGCCGTCGGTATAGTCGTTGACCTGTTCACTACTGCCGACGAGGTAGAGTACCAGTTTTGTGACGACAACTTAGGCGAGGACTTCGTTTAAGCGACGGACTAACCGACATAGAACCCCAAGCAGTTTGTATCGACAACTGCCACTGATTCGAGGGATTCCCCTCTCGAGACCACCGACGAAGATTCGGAGTGCTCGAATTTCGAGCCGAGGGAGAGGTGCGTCCTTTCCCGACACTAAAGGAGATGCCCTTGACTGAATTTCGACGAAAGTTCGACGGAGACCACCCTTCGCACGAGGGAAAGAGGGTTCTTTCCCTTTCCCTTCAAAGAGGGATAGCTCCACATTTCAACGGAGCACCAAACTCTCTTTTATATTTTATTATTATTCCTATTACTTTGTTTGTGAATAATAATAAAAGATATAAAAGAGAAGATAAGCAAATTAACGACCGAGGAGATAAATCCATGAGAAATACAAAGAAATCATTCAATTCACTAAAAGACTTTGGAACGGCTTTTAAGTCAGGAGCTTTAGACAAAGACTTTTATGCTAATGTTACCGAGAATAACAATAAGCAAAAGAAAGAACAGAAAGAATCAATAGATAATTTCAACAAAAAGTTCGGAACAACTATAACCTTAACTGAGGAGCTAAGATAATGAGAAACTATAAAATAACTGATAAAATGTCTACTGCGTTTGCTAATGGAGAGAATGCAGAACAAGGAAATGATAAGGTAACTAAATTGAAAGCTTTAATAACTTATGAGCTTTATGGACATATGATAGCTATGATTTGCCCTATTGCT